TCTACCTCAAAAAAGTGAGGGAGATCTATCACAAATCCAAGCACTATCCAGGTAGACAACAGCACATCTGGGATCTAATGCACAGTGACAGTGCTGTTGATCATGTTGCTGTTGAGAGCCTGATCTATGTGCTCAGCCGCTTGGATGAGGAGGTCAGTGCCAATCAGCTGGGCCTAGTCATCGGCAAGCGGGCTGAGTACGTGTTGTGGCTGACCCACCCCAGTTGGGGCAGGAGCCAGCACCTGCGGGGTCTACGGCTGGCCAGCAACAACGACCTGGGCATGGACCTGATGCTCAAGCGGCTCCGGGACCAGGGCTTTCGTAAAGCCGCCAGCTACAAGCCCCTCAAGGCGGTGGAACGCTCGGCCATGGGCCGGTTCTTCATCGAGTGCATCGCCGAGAGCACCAACCTGATTGAGACCTACGTGCGGGCCAAGGACATGCGCCGCAAGCTCATGGTCCGTCCCACTGCCACCTACTGGCAGTTCCAGAGCCGTTGGAAGGAGGCCCTCAAGCTGTTCCGTCCGGTGCGGATGCCAATGCTGGTGCCGCCCAAGGATTGGACCGAGTACAGCGACGGTGGGTACCTGACCATGGCAACCACCATTTCCACGGTGGGGTGGGAGCGGTGGCCCGAGGTGAGCAAGCGGATGCTGCCCTGCGTGATGGACAGCATCAACCTGCTGCAATCCATCCCCCACACCCTGGACCACCAGCAGATGGCGGTGACCCAGGCGCTGTGGAACCTGGGCCATGCCATTGGCCGTCTGCCCAAACGGGACAGGCTCAGTGAGCCTGTGGACCAGTGGTACAAGGAGCAGGGGCTAGGCCCCAGTGCCTACTGGAAAGCGGTGTGGCAATGGAAGGCAGACCAGCGCCGGGACCCAGCCAGATCGGCCTTCATCCACGGCGCCATCGCCTACGAGAAGCTCAAGGATGCAGCCACCCTGCACTGGGTCTGGTCTATGGACCACCGGGGCAGGCTCTACGCCAAGGGTGCTCACCTCAACCCACAGAGCAGCGATCACTTCCGTGCGTTGGTCCAGTTCGAGGAACGCAGCCCAGTCAAGGGGCATGAGAAGGCATTCGCCTGGTCCATCGGCGACGCCTACGGGGTGCAACCGGACTGGGCCAAGCGGCAGGAATACCTGGGGCTGATGAGCACGGTGGTCGGTCGCTGTGGCGAGGACCCTCTTGGCAACCTGGCCTACATCGAGTCAGCCAAGGAACCGTTCCGGTTCATGCAGCTATGCCGGGACTGGCATGGGTACCTGAATGACCCTGGCTACACCAGCGGCACCATCCACTGGCTCGATCAGACCTGTTCTGGATGGGGACACGTGGCCTGCCTCACTGGTGACGGGATCCTGGCCCAGTACACCAACGTCACCGGGCACATGCCTGCTGACCTGTACACCGGGCTGGGCCGACTGGTGGAGAGCCGGATCAAGTGGCGCTCAGACCATGAGGACAACGATGAGCGGACCATGCAGTGCCTGGTCTGGTGGCGAGAGCACGAGATCCCCCGGTCACTCTGGAAATCAAGCCTGATGCCCGTGATCTATGGCCGGTCGTACCTCTCGCTGGCCGACACCATCAGCCTGTACCTACGGGATGAGATCTCCGACTTCCTCAACGACCAAGGCATTCGCATTGTTGACCTGGCCAGGGTGCTGGCCAGCACCATCTACGCCGTGGTGAAGGAGGCCCTGCCCAACATCAGGGACCTGAGCCAGTGGCTGGCCAAGCTGTCGGGGATGCAGATCGACGCTGGCCTGCGCCCCTACTGGTACACACCCAATGGGCTGGCAGTTGAGTGCTACTCCATGGACACCGAATGTGACCGGCTTCACCTGAACCTGGCCCGTCGCCGGGTGAGCGTGAACCTGCGGGAGGCAGTACCAGGCAGGCCCAACAAGGTGAAGACAGTGCGGAAGCTGGTGCCTGACTACATCCACAGTCATGACGCTGCATTCCTTCAACGGTTCATCAGCCATTGGGGTGCGTTCGATCACCCGATCAGCTGTGTGCATGACTGCTTCGGGACCACGTTGGAAAACGTGAGCGTCATGCGCAAGGAACTCAACGATCAGTGGCACCGGTTCTATTCGGTGGACTACCTGACCCGGCACCAAGGGATGGTCGCTGCCCTGTTGGATAAGGAGGTCCCGGCGCCGCCGATCATCGGGACCCTGGACCGGAACAAGGTCGGCGAGAACCCACACCTTTTCTCGTAACTCACTGTTGACTGCGTTTGACAATCGCAGTATCATCAGACCAGCCGGCATTGCACTCGCTCCTGGAGAAGCAGGTGCATGTAAGACCGGCCCCTAATCACCCAATCTGTACCCCAACAACGTGGCTAAGCACCTCACCAACGTCGGCAAGTATGTGTTCGGCTCGATCGTCGAGCCACGGACCAACGCATTCGGCGTGTCCCAGTGGTCTGTCGGCCTGGTCCTGCAAGAAGCTGACGCCCAGCCACTGTTCGAGCTGATCGAGCAATACCTGGAGGAGAAGCGAGTCGGCAACGCCCGCTTTCCCAAGACCAACGACGGGTTGAAGATGCCCTTCTTCCCCAGCACCAAGCTCCTGCCTGATGGCACCAAGGAAGAAGTGCCCGGTGAGTTCCTGTTCAAGTTCGTCCGCAAGTTTGAGCGCAAGAACAAGAGCGGTGAACTCACCCGCAACACACCGCCTGCCATCTACGACAGCCTGGGCCGGGTGATCAACGGCAAGGTTGATCGCATCAGCAGTGGCAGCACCGGCAAGGCAGTGTTCGAGGTCTATGTGTACGACAACGCTGGTGTACGTGGTGTCACCTTCCAGTTACTCGGCTTCCAGATCGCTGAGCTGAAGGTCCAGGAGCTTGAGCTGCCTCCTATTGAGGGTGGTTTCGTCGCTGAGCAGACCGAGGACGACGACATCGCTGCTGTTCTGGCAGGTAACTGATGGACAGCGAAACCATCGCCGACCTGATCGCCGCGGCGGAGAACTTCTACTACGCCTGGGCCAACGAGACCGGCCTCAGCTACGACGACGATCCCATCCTCGATAAGAGCTGGGCCCTGGTTGAACGAGCCAAGCGGGAACTGGCAGGCAATGCTTGATCGGTACAACCGGCGCATCCGTAGCCAGAAGGACCGTGAGCACCGCTCAAACCTAGAGACCCAGGTAGAGCAGGCCCTGCGTGAGCAGGGTCTCTCCCCTGAGTACGAGACCGAGAAGTTCGGTTACGTCCTGCATCGGAAGTACACCCCTGACTTCCGGGTTGGGAACATCTACGTGGAGGTCAAGGGTTGGTGGCCATCGCCGGAGCGGACCAAGTTCCTGGCGGTGATCATGAACAACCCTGGGCTGCCCATCTTTGTTGCACTTCAACGTCCACACATGACGCTGAGCAAGCAAAGCAAGACCACGTATGCACAGTGGTGCACCAAGCATGGCATTGCCTGGTGCCCCATCCCCATCCCGCCTGACTTCATTGCCCAATGGATAGACGGAGCACGACCCACATTCCATGCCCCGGCCCGGAATGCGAAAGCTCAGACGGAGCCAGCGTCTACCCAGACGGTTCTGTTTACTGCTTCGTCTGTGAACAACGCTACACCGACACAGGAGAACCTTGGAAACGCATGAATGACACTGCCAAACGTTTACTTGGCACCCTCCCACGCAACGACAGCATCACCGCCAAGGTCAGCCTGCTCAAGGGAACAACCGGTGGGCTGCCTGCTCGCAAGATCTCCGACCGCACCTGCCGTCTCTACGACTACGAGCAATCGGCCTACAAGGGTGGCCAGGCGCAGGTCGCCAACTACCGCGATGAGAACGGACTGACTGTTGCCCAGCACATCCGCTACGGCGAGAAGCAGTTCGCCTGGCTGGGCCGGGAGAAGGGCCTGAAGATCCAGCTCTGGGGCCAGCACCTGGGCAGTGACGGCACCCTCATCCTCACCGAGGGAGAGGTGGATGCCATGTCCGTGTACGAGTGCTTCCACAAGTACCGCAACAACACCAAGTTCGTCGTTGCTTCTATCCCCGATGGTGCCGCGTCAGCCAAGAAATCCTGCACCGATCAACTCGGTTGGATCCTCGGCTTCAAGCGGGTCATCATCTTCATGGACACCGATGAGCCCGGTCGAAAGGCTGCTGCTGATCTGGCCGCACTTATTGGTCCTACTGCTGCTATCGCTGGAGGCTTCCCTTACAAGGACGCCAACGAAGCATGGATGGCAGACGACTTCAACTCCATCATCGAAGCCGTCAACAACGCCAGGCGTCAGCGGCCAGAGGCCATCGTTCATGCACCGGATCTCCTCGCCAAGATCCTGAAGCCTGAGCACCGCTTCGGCCTGCCCTATCCATGGCAGGGGTGGAACCGCATGACTGAGGGCATGAAGCCGGGACAGTTGGTCATGATCAGTGGCGGCACGGGCATCGGCAAGTCACTGTTCACCCGCAGCATCGCCCTGCACTTGTGCAAGGGCAGCCCAGATCAGGAGCCAGTCAAGGTGGCGTACATCGGACTGGAGGAGAGCTGCGAGACCAGCCTGGAGCGGATGCTGTCTGAAGAGCTGGGGTTCAACCCTGGCTTTCACCTGGATACAGCTGAAATGCGGGAGCGCCGTGATCCCGAGGAGATCAAGGCAGCACTGGGTCGATTCGCCGACAACCTCTACCTGTTGGACAAGTTCGGCAGCGATGACTTCGACTCATTTGTTGCCACCGTTAAACACTATGTCCTTGGCGAACAGTGCCAGGTTGTAGTGCTTGATCACTTCTCACTGTTGGCCGATGGCATTGCGCTTAATACTGATCAGCGGCGGGCTATTGATCGCTGCATCAAGGATCTCAAAACACTTTGCATCGAACTCAACTTCACGATGCTCGTCGTCTGCCACCTATCCAGGGGTGGTGGCATTGGTCCGTCGCATGAGGAAGGGGGTGAACCCACCCTGTCCGAACTACGAGGATCTCATTCCCTAGCACAAATCCCCGACTTCGTCATTATGTTGGTTCGCAATCCTCGGGCTGAGGATAAGGTTGAAGCCAACACAACTCATGCCTGGTTGAAGAAGAACCGTGTCAAGGGTGAGCTTGGTCTGATGTCCAAGCTTCACTACCTACCCAGCTGCAGGTTCCATGAAATCTAGACGCATCGACGAGATCCACGGCAACGGCCACAACCCTGCCAACCGTGGTCGCACCTACTCCGACAACCCACGTGACCCGCTATGGAAGATCAGTGTCAAGTTCCCAACGGCCAAGCCGATGATGGAAACGATCAAAGCCCCGACCAAGAAGGCAGCAGTGCTGTACGCGAAGACCAAGTACGGGGAGGAAGCGAGTATCGAGTTCCTTGGAAAGGCGGTTACGGCGGTCCGCTAGATGACAACGCCGAGTACAGGATCACCGGCAAGTTCCTGAACACCCTGTTCGACAGTTCTGTTCGCAACTTCAACGAGTCAACGACCGATGAAACAGCACCCTTCACCTACAGCCAAGCCTTCTGGAACGGATACGGATCAGCTGTCACCGGCATCCGCGACTCAGTCCGCTTCCATCCCGTTGATCGAACGGTGCAGTAGTGCTTACTGGTTTCCTGATTCTCGTTATAGCATCGCTGACCATGTGCGTATGGCAGCAGTTCTTTCTGTCATTGCGGATGAGATCGAAGCTTGGGCACCTGCTAAAGAGCAGGCCCGCATCTGTCACCTACAGGTCATGGAGATCGCAGCCCGACTTCGTGAGCTTGGACGTGTCTGAACACCACTGGATCAGCGACACCGTTGCCGCTCAACGCATCGTCCGCACTGGCATGAACAATTTGTACGTCGGCTCAGTAGCCGGCACTAGCTCCACCTTCTACACCCTGCACGACATGAGCCAATGGTTCGTTGAGGCAGGCGTTGACCTAGACGATCCGGTCTGGGACTACCTCGAAACCCTTGCCCAAGAAGAGATCACCAACAACTGATGTTGAACAAGCTTGGCCCTAGTTGCCCCAACTGTGGGGCGTGGTTCACCTCGGTGATCCTCACCAAGAACGCAACAAGCGGTGAGCGGGTACGCCGCCGCCACTGCAAACACTGTGACCACCGCTTCTACACCGAACAGAACCAGGAGCGGGTGCTGGAGCCATGGCAGGTGGCCTGGCCCGGCAACAAGCCAGAGGTTCTGAGGAGGACCTGATGCACATCCGTCGCAAGGGCAACGACACCAAGACCAGCAAGGCAGTGCAGGAGATCAAGGATGGAATGCACTGCCGGATGGTCTCACCTGATCACCCGGCATGGGGCCTGACCCGTAGCACCATCGGAGAGGCAGCTGTCACTGTTGATGGCCGGCTACGGGTGATGGCAGAGACCAGCTTCTGGAGCTGGTGTCATATCCCCAGCCAGACCTGCCATAGCTGTGTGCATTGGGAGGAATCCCGTTGCACCTTGGGCATTCCTGAGGCCGTCAAGGACGGTCCCAAGTGCGCCCGCCTCTGTCCCACCTTCAACCCAGGAGAACAATGACCAGCATCAAGGAAGACCAGGACCGCCAGGCCAAGCTCGAAGAGCTGTACGAAAAGGATGGACGGCATGACCCGGCCCATCCGATGCACTGCCTGTACACCGGGCTGTGGGAACAGGCGCAACAGGAGCAGGCATGAGGATCCTGCTTGACGCTGACATGCTCCTGTTCAAGGCGGCTGCCGCCACGGAGGTAGAGATCCAGCTGGACGATGACGTGTGGACCAGGCACAGCGAGCTGCCAGCAGCACGTGAGATGTACTGGGATCAGGTGCGGCTGTGGTGTGACCAGTTCTGCTGCAGCTTTAATGACGTGTGGCACTGCTTCACGGACCGGAGCGCCTTCCGCCGTGATCTGTACCCGGAGTACAAACACAACCGGAAGGGGAAGCCCAAGCCGATTGGGTTCAAGCAGCTGAGGAATGAGCTGCTGTCGGAGAGCACGGCGTTCATGTTCCACCAGATCGAGGCGGATGACCTGATCGGGATCTTCGCCACCATGCCGGAGGCAGAGGATGATCCGGTCGTTGTTGCATCAGGCGACAAGGACATGTTGCAAGTCCCAGGACTGCACGTATGGTTGGACCAGGAAGTTACAGAGCAAACACGCGAAGCAGCTGAGCGATTCACTTATGAGCAATACCTTACGGGTGATGCGACCGATGGCGTACCCGGATGCCCAGGCGTTGGTGCCGTCACCGCAAAGAGAATCGTCGATGAGTTCGACATCAGCCGACCTGTGGATTGTTGGGAAGAGGTTGTTCGGACGTATGAAAAGAAAGGGAAAGTGGTCAAGCCATCCGACTTCGCCACGCAACAGGCACGACTAGTGCGCATCCTGCGTCATGGTGAATACGATTTCTCATCCCACACTGTCAAGCCATGGAATCCCCCGACGCACTGAAGCGCATCATTGCCCAGTCTCTGACTGACGAAGCATTGACTGCGTTAGATCAACTGTTTCCTGAACGTACACCTGAACTCACTGACTCGATTGATCAGGTTCGGTACGCTTCAGGTCAGAGATCTGTCATTCGTTTCCTGAGGGGGCTCACTGATGGCTAAGAAAGATAAGCAGCCCAATGATCGTGGCCCAGCGGGTAACACCGCTTCCAAAACAACCACCATGTCTGCGGCTGCAGCGGACAAGGCCCGCTCCAATTCCAACAGCGGGTCCCTCGGCTCAGCCGTCCGTGACGCTGGCCCCAACGTTTCCCGGAAAGAAGCCGAAAGGATTGCCGAAAGCACTGGCAAGTCCGTTGCTCGGGTCATGGCCAAGGCGCTGGACAAAGGCGCCACCCTCGGTGCTGCACTGGTCAACCAGTACAACAAAGGCAACCTTGGTCCCAACGGCAACAACCTCCGTGAGGTCATGCCTGGCTACTCGGTTGCCCTTGGCCAGGGGCCTGGCACCACCCGAGCACTGGAGGCCCTGACCCCACTGCAGAACCTGCAGCTCGGCAAGAACACGGTGTACGCCGGGTCCAGCCAGTACAACGTCCCTGGTACTCAGAGCAAAACAGCAGACGGTACCCGCACCTCCACCTCTGGTTACACCACCTACAACCCCATCGTCCTGCCGCGTGGCGCCACTGCTGCCGGAGCAGGTGGGAACGGTGGTGGCAACGGTCGTAACGGCAACGGGGACGGCAACACCCCGAACGACGGCACCATTGATTCCATCAAGGCTCTCTATGAGCAGCAGATGGCTGACGCCAGGGCCGAGAGGGAGCAGTACCAGAACCAGGTTGCGGAACAGATCAACACGATGCAGCTGGACTTCGGCAACCAGATTGCTGACATCCAATCTGCTGCTGATGCACGGGTCTCTGAACTCAGTGACCTGATGATGTTCCAACAACAGCAGTCCCAGTCCACTCAGGGTCTGCTGCAACAGCAGGCCATGGCGGCTGAACGTGCCTACGCAGAGCAGGCCCGTGTTGCCTCTGCACTTGGTACCGCCTACATCCCTGACATCGAACAGTCCGCTGCCACCGTTTCCCTCGGTGATCAACGCACCTCTCAGTCAGACAAGCGGCAGAACACCCTCAGTGATCTGGCCATCGTCTCTGGCCTTGGCACCAACTCCAATCCCCTCGCTGGTCTCCAGCTCGCCTGATGAACGACACCGCTCAATCCCGCTGGCGTGACCTGGAACTGTTTCGCAGCCAGTACCTACGCCGTGCCATCGACTGCTCGGCACTCACTGTCCCAACCCTGATCCCTGAGTCGGATCAGAACTACGGCTGGACTGGCCAGCAGTTCAACAAGCTGCCATCCCTCTACCAAGGTGCTGGTGCCAGGGGCGTGAGCAATCTCAGCGCCAAGCTACTCCTTGCTCTCTATCCCCCCAGCCAACCGTTCTTCCGGTTAGTGATGGACCGTGGCCAGCTGGAGGAATACATCGGTCAGAGCGGTGCTGATCCCAACCAGTTGATGAGTGAGCTGGACATTGCGCTGGCCTCCATGGAGCGGCAGATCCTGCAGCGCATGGACCAGCTGCAATCACGGCCAGCGTTGTTTGAAGCGATCAAGCACCTGATCGTTGGTGGCAACGCCCTGCTGTACGTCGGCGCTGACACCATCCGGATGTATGGACTGCGCAGCTTCTGCATTGACCGTGACCCGGACGGCAACGTCACTGAGATGGTGATCCGTGAGCTGGTGTCACCCCGTCACCTACCTCCTGGCGCTGATCACCAGGACGATGAGGATGACAAGGATGCCGAGGAGCTGTACACCCACGTGAGCATCGATCCCCAGGGTGGTGATCGTGCAGTGGAGTGGTACCAGGAGTACGACGGCAAACGGATCCCTGGTACAGCTGGCTTCAGCAAACTGGAGACCAGCCCCTGGGTGCCCCTGCGCCTGAACCGGATCGCAGGTGAAAGCTATGGCCGTGGCCTGGTGGAGGAAGTGCTCGGTGACCTGCAAAGCCTGGAGTCACTGAGCAAGGCCATCGTTGAGGGCAGCTTGATTGCCGCCAAGGCTATTGGCCTGGTCAATCCCAACGGCACCACCCGTGCTGATGTATTGGCCCGTGCTGAGAACGGGGCCATCGTGGCGGGCAACGCAGCTGACGTTGAGTTCCTGCAGGTACAGAAGGCCAACGACTTTGCGACAGCGTTGCAGACCATGCAGCTGATCGAGCGCCGTCTGAACTTCACGTTCCTGTCCAACGAGGCAATGCAACGTGACGCGGAGCGGGTGACTGCAGCCGAGATCAGGTTGATGGCTGAGATGTTGGAGGCTGGACTTGGTGGGGTGTACAGCCTGTTGAGCGCTGAGCTACAGATCCCCCTGATCCGGAGGGTGATGCACCTGATGGAGCGCGGTGGTGAGCTGCCTCCTGTACCCAAGGGGTTGGTTGAACCTCAGGTGACCACAGGCCTGGAAGCCATTGGCCGCGGCAATGACAAGCAACGACTGACTGATTTCCTGCAGGTGGTGGCAGCGAGCATTGGACCAGAGCAGTTCCTGCAGTACATCAACCCGAGCGAGTTGATCCGCCGGTACGCAGCGTCGGACGGCATTGACATTGCGGGATTGGTGAAATCCGAACAAGATATGCAGTCTGAAATGGCACAGCAACAGCAGGTACAGTTAGCCCAGCAAGTCACACAGGGGGCTATCGACAATGGACTCACCACGCCGCAGCCGCAGCCAGCTGCCGCCCCTCCAACAGGAGGAGCAGGCCCAGTCCCAGGTCCAGCCCCAGCACAAGCAGGCGTCTGAGTTACCGCCTGGTACCCGTGCCCTTCCCTACCCCAGTGGTGAAGGGCACATGATCATTCAGGACGGTTTCAATCATGCCTGAGATTCAGACCGGGATGGACAGCAGCCCCGCTGAAGTTTCAGCTGTTGCTGAAGAGGCGGGCAAGGTTGAAGCAGCACGTGCTGAGCTGTACGACGAGGCAACAGGTGCTTCCCAGGATGAGCTGATCCTTGGGAAGTACCAGTCTGTTGATGACTTGGCCTCGGCGTTCAAGAGCCTGCAGGCTGAGTACAGCCGGTTAAAGGGTGGCGCCCCCCAACAGGAGGAGCAGCCTGCAGCTGAGCCTGAACAGGACAGTGATGACGAGGATGAGGAGCAGCCTCAGTCCCGGATCAGCACTGAGCAGGCACAGCAGATCCGTGAACGGGTCATGCAACAGGCTGGTGGTGAGCAGCAGTACCAGCGGATCGCTGGCTGGGCATCACAGAACCTGCCTGAAGAAAGGTTGACTGCATTCAATAGCGCACTCAACAGTGGCGATGAGGGTGCAATCCTCAATCAACTGAAGGGGTTGCAGTACGACTTCATGATGACCAACGGGTATGAACCCAAGCTGTCAGGTGGTCGTGCTCCATCGTCTGAGATCAAGGGTTTCAGCAGTGAAGCTCAGGTGGTTGAAGCGATGAATGACCCCCGCTACAGCGGGAACAACCCAGACCCGTCTTACATCCGTGAGGTGGAAAGGCGGCTTGCTGTTAGCAACGTCTTCCAGGAACGTTGACATTGGTGTAGAACTATGGGCAGATCTAACATCACGGTTCTGCCCTAGGCCCGGTACGCCGATACCCCAGGAGCAAGGAGTGAGAGGCGTGACGCCTCACCGTTGATCACCTGTAAACCCTGATCATGGAGACCGACGGTGGCTGCACCTGACGTGACCCTGTCCAGGCCCGGTGTAATTAACAACGACTCGGGCACCTGGGCAAAAGACAACGCACTGTTCCTCAAGGTCTTTTCCGGGGAGGTGCTTCAAGCCTTCAAGCGGAACTGCATCTTCTCTGGCTTTGTTCAAGAGCGCACTATCCAAAATGGAAAGTCTGCTCAATTCCCCGTGACTGGGCGCTTCAGCGCTAAATATCACACTCCGGGGAAAATGATTGAGGGCCAAGGCAACATGGCCCAGAACGAAGTCGTCATCAAAATCGACGATCTGCTCATTGCAGATGCGGCGCTTTACGATCTCGATGAAGCCAAGAATCACTACGACATTCGTAGTATTTACTCCAAGGAATTGGGGCAGGCCCTGGCTCGTGAGTTCGACAAGCGCATTGCGCGTGTCCTGACTCTCGGCGCCCGCACTAGCACCAGTGACCTGACGGCCAACCTGCCTGCAGGCCTGAGCCCCGACGATCCCTACCGCGTTGGTACCCGGATCGACATCAACAAGGCCACCCCGACTCCTGACGATCTGGTTGCCAGCGTCTTCGCTGCTGCCCAGGCGTTGGACGAGAAGGACATCCCCGCTGATGGCCGTGTCCTGGTGTGCAGCCCGGAGGTGTTCTACACGCTGGTCCAGTCCACGCGTGCCGTGAACTTTGACTTCAACCAGCAGGGTGCCAACGGCTCCTACAAGGAAGGTCAAATCTCCAAGCTGGCTGGCTTCAACATCTACAGCAGCAACCACATCAAGCAAGGCAATGTCACCGCCAAGGCTGGTGAACAGGGCTACACCTTTGGTGGCGCTGACACTGTTCTGTCCTCTGTGGACATGAGCAAGACCAAGATGCTGGCCTTCCAGAAGGGTGCTGCTGGTGTGCTGAAGCTGCGTGATCTGTCTATGCAGATGACCGGCAATGACTACAACGTGATGTACCAAAGTACACTTATGGTGGCCAGATACGCGTGTGGTTTTGGTATACTTAGGCCCGAATGCTGTGTGGAGATTCATAACGGCTAGGCCTGATTAGGCCTGCTAAGTGACTCTAACCCCACATCTGCTCACGTAGAACCTGGACCCAATACTGCGCTTCCTCTTCGGTGGCGCAGTTTTTTTGTGCCAGCTTCCCCTTCCACTGAACCCGGACCTTGAACCGCTGGCTGGCCTCGTTCCAGTGGTAGCCCTTCTTTCCCCAAGGACGCCTGTCGTGGTGGTCCTTGTTGGAGTTGTTCTCCCCACTGGTCACCTCCCGCAGGTTCCAGGTCCGGTTGTCGTGCTTGTCCCGGTTGATGTGGTCGAGGAACTCGGCAGGCTCGCTGCCGTGGATCCACTTCCAGATGACACGGTGCGCCTGGTACCCAACGCCATCAACCGTGACGCCTCGGTACAGGCGCTTGGTGGTCGGGGCTACGGGGCGTCCACGCTTGACGCGGAGCACCAACTCCCCAGTCAGGGGCTTGTAGTCGTACAGCTCCCAGAGTCGCTCGACAGAGGGAAGGGGCTTACGCTTTGGCATCGGCCTGGGTCTGCAGGTTGATCACGCTGCGGGTGTTCCACCACGCCGCAGCACCCCATGATCTAGTGGGGACAGTCGAACGCTGTCAAGATGACGAGCAGAGCCGCTCTCACCTGATGGCCATCACTATCACCACGATCAACCCACCCAAGGTCAAAGGGCCTATCCCTTGGGACTGGCAGGCTGCACAGGCTGCTGACCCCATGGCCCAGGTTCCCCTAGTCACCCTGGCCGCTGGTCTCAAGACCGGGACGGTAGGCGTAGCTGGCACACCCAGCCCTGCTCCCACCTACACCGTGACAGGGGTGAAGGGACTGATCGGCCCTGGCGGTGCTGCCGCTAACGGCGACCTGACCAAGACCGGTCCCGCTGCTGCTCCTGCTTCTGGTGGCGGTACTCATCCATGACGGAACTAGAGGCGATCAACACGCTGCTTGGCGTCATCGGTGAAGCGCCGATTGATCGCCTCAGTGACATCACGGTCAACGAGATCACCGACAGTGCCCTGGCTCGCCGCACCTTGCATGAGGTGAGCCGGGACGTACAGGCCGAGGGCTGGAGCTGGAACACCGACCGCAACGTGGAGTTGCAGAAGGACACCACTGACCAGTTCCCGATCAGTGACGACGCACTGGCGGTGATCTTCTCCCCGAACCGGTACCCCGATATGGAGTACGTGGCACGGGGGGACAGGGTGTATCACCGGTTCAAGCGGGTGTTCGACTTTGGCGTGAACATGACAGGTCCACTCATCGTGGATCGCATTGTCATGCGGCTGCCGTGGGACCACCTGCCTCACGCTGCACAGCAGTACGTCACCATCCGTGCTGCCCGTATCTACAGCGATAGGTACGTCAACTCCAACATCATCTACACCTATACGGCACAGGATGAGGAGTACGCCCGCGCCATGTTGATCCGTGACGAGGAACGTCACATGAACAACAACCTGCTCTGGGGTAATGACCGGGGTATGGGTAGTGGACTTGGCTACATCCCAGCAGAAGGCACCCGTTTCCGGACACACTGATGCGCAGCAAATCCAACCTGACCCGCCAGATCAGCAAGCCACCTGGCGGCCCTGTTGAAGGGAAGATCGACACGCTCATCCAAGGCGTGTCACAACAACCCAAGCACCTGCGGGTGGTGGGTCAGGGGGAGGAGCAGCTCAACGGCTGGAGCAGTCCCATTGAAGGGCTGTGCAAACGCAACCCGTTACGGCTGGTGGGCAAGATCCTGCCTACCCCCGTGACGGACTTCTACCTGGAGATGATGCCCGTCATCTCGGGTGAGCGGTACAGCGTGATGGTCTACCCGGAGGGTGGCCAGACCAAGCTGCTGATCACGTTGAACGGGGCGCCAGCACAGGTTGATGTCCACGGCACAGGCCTGACGCCAACCCCGGCCCTGTCGATGGACCCGGCATTCCAGATCGCAGGGACTGGTGTGACCGGCAGCACCACCAGCTACCTGTACAACGCAGCTGGCAACTACCAGCAGAAGTACGTCCTGATCAACAACGGTCCACTGGGCCTGCTGTTGAACCGGGAGAAGGTGGTGGCCATGTCCACTGCCACGACAGCTGCAGCAAAGAAGGAAGGACTGATCTTTGTGCAGGCTGTGGCGTATGAGGTGAGCTACAAGCTGACCCTCAACGGGACGGTGGTTGGCACGTACACCACACCCAAGGCCAGCGATACCAACAACCAGCTGAGCACGTCCACAGTGGCGGCTGAGCTGGCCAAGTTCGTCACGGCCACCACCGGCTTCTCAGCCACGGTGGATCGTCACGTGGTCTGGGTGAAGAAGACTGATGGCACTGACTTCACCATCAGTGTCGACGATGGCCGGGGCAACAGCTTTGCCCGCGTGGTGAAGGGCAGTGTGACCAGCCTGGCTGAGCTGCCAGTGGTTGCACCCAACGGGTTCATCGTCAACGTCAGCTCAGACCCCAGCCAAACCACAGACGACCGGTACCTGAAGTTCACCACGACAGATGGTGGGGCCATGGGCAATGGCAGCTGGGCTGAGACAGCCAAGCCAGGGATGGTCTATCAGATCGACCCGGACACGATGCCGTTGGTGATCTACCGGAAGGCACCGGGCGTGATCTTTGCTGGTCCTGCCGATGGGACAACCCAGACGTTGACCGTTGGTGGGACGACCCACAGCTACACGTTCCCGAAGTGGGGTGACCGTTCAGCTGGCGATGAAGTCACGGTGCCGGACCCTGCCTTTATCGGGAAGACAATCCGTGATCACGTGCTGTTCCGTGGCCGGTACGTGATGGCCGCTGGCCAGAGCGTGGTGTTCAGTGAGACCGATCAGATCTTCAACTTCTTCCAGGACACAAGCGTTGCGCTGACAGCAAAGGACGGGTTCAGCGTCCTGGCCGTGAGCGAGGTGAGCAGTGAGTTGAACTGGCTGCTGCCGGTGGATGAGAACCTGCTGGTGTTCAGCCAGTATTCCCAGTTCCGGGTGTCACCAGCTGACGCTGACGTGTTGACGCCAACGACGGCAATGATCCTGCGGTTGAGCAACCTGCAGATGAACCCGTACATCCGGCCCAAGCTGGCTGGACCACAGGTTCTGTTTGGTACCAATGAGTTTGGGTATAGCCACTTCCGTGAGTACAGCTTCTATGACACACCGCAACGTCGGTCAGGGCTGAATCTGGGTGGCAGCAACGATGTCTGCCTCAACATCCCGAAGTACATCGAAGGGCTGGTGACGCACTGGGATGTGGGGGAGACGGTTGACTTCGCAGCCTGCTCAACGCCAACTGATCGCAAGACGTTGTATGTGTACAAGTACCTATTCCAGTCTGGTGGCAGCGGGCTGACCAAGGCTCAGTCCAGCTGGAGCAAGTACCAGTTCGGCGGTGATGTCCGGTGGATCAAGTTCATGGATAACGAGCTGTGGTTGATCTTGACCTACCCGGACGGGACCTACACCGCTCACATCACGTCAGATGAACTGGAGCTGCCAGACAGTATTCAGCCCCACCTGGACCGGCTGCTGCTGTACCCGGAGTGCAACCAGGACCCGCAGACCAGCAACAACGTGACGGCCACCTATGACCCGGACACCCTGCTGACCACGTTCACCTTGCCGTATCAGGTAGCAGGTACAGCCAGGGCAGTGGTGCGGTACACCAACGCCACCAAGGAAGGGCTGCTGCTGGGCAGTGCCACCGGTGGGAACCAGATCGTGTGTGAAGTGCGGGGTGACTGGCGGAACGAGAAGATCGCCTTTGGCGAGGACTACCAGTTCCGGTACGAGTTCACCACCCCATACGTGGAGAGCAGGGACCAGGCCCGTAGCCGGATCATCGGGAAGCTAGATGGCCGTACCCAGCTGTTGACCTTCAGCACATTCCACCACAATGCAGGACGCTATGACATACGAGTGCAACGACAGAGCCGTCAGCTTGACAGTGTGCATAAGTTCCGCGGTCGTCATCTCAGCGTGATGAACAACAGGCTGAGCACTGAGACCAGCCATGTTGAGACGGGCCACTTCAAGGTTCCCGTCTATTGTCAGAACACAGCCTGTCGCATATTCGTGGAATCAACGAGCTGGTTACCACTGACAATTACCGGAGCCATGTGGGAAGGTTCCTATTCCAACCGTTCAAAGGGAGGCTGAGTCATGCCGTTCTGGGCAGCAGCAGGAGCAATCCTTGGCCTTGGCTCCAGCATCATGGGCGGGATGCAGCAACAGAGTGCTGCGCGACAGGCGAACGAACTAGCAGAGGAACAGGCCAAGGCTCAGTTCGCTCGTGCGAAGAAGGAATACCGGATCGACTGGTGGCAGCAGAAGTCGAACTGGCTATGGCAGACCGCTCAGGTTGAGGCTCAGCGTTTTGCCGAACGGCAGAAGGAGTCTGACTACAACTGGCGGTCCCAGAAGCTGATCGAGTCCGCCATGGAAAACCTGGCGGTGAACACGGCAGCAATCCAGGACAAGTTCATCACCGAGGAAAAGCTACGCGCCACCCAAGTTGGGATGGAGTACGGCTACAAAATGGACCAGCTGGCGGCTACAGCTGGTGAGACGGTCCGCCAGTACATGGCTGGCATCCGGGATAACGCGCTGCAGTCGATGCAGCTGGTCAACCAGACCGAGCGTGAGGGCCAGGAGCTGGTGAGTTCCATGGTGTTTGAGCAGCAGAAGGACCACCTGCAGTGGGAGATGGGTCAGATCGCTGCTGTGATCGACGGTGCTCAGGTGGCGGCTACGGCTAGCGCCCGTTCAGGCGGCAGTGCCAGTGCTGACCGGTTGGCCATGAACGTGGCACAGAAGCTGGGCCAGACCTGGGGCCAGATGCAGCTGCAGTCCCAGAGCAGGAGTGCCCGACTGGGGTTGATGAACACGGCGATGCGCGGTGAGACCGCGACACAGATGGGGCGGATGGCCCTGCAGATGCAGGACCAGGCCGAGAAGATCAAGTACACCAACAGTCGGTACGCCGCTGATACGGCGTTCGAGACTGGGGTGTTCAGGGACCTGACCATCCCAAGCTTCACGCTGGCTGGTCGCCAGGGTGCTCGTGAGATGAGGTCGCTACAGATCCAGACGCAGAGCGTGATCGACGAGGCATCAATGCCCTACCGGAAGTCGATCATCTTTGATCCGATCAAGCCGATCAAGGGACTGAAGCCTGAGTACATGGCACCAACCAAGGTGTATGAACCGAGCACTGGGGGGATCATCGGTAACTCGATCCTGAGCGGGGTACAGGGTGCAATCAGCATGGGCACCTACACCAGCCCAACGACTGGTGAGATGAAGTGGCGGTAGTATTGTTGACACTGATCAACAATGCTGACCCATGGCTGCACTGAAGGGACAGGAGCTGCTGCGCTACCTGGATGAGAACCAAGGCAAGGACCGTGACAAGGTGATCGAAGGCGCCGGTTACGTCATCCGGCGCAGCGGTCGCCTCAGCCTGCAACGCACCAAGTTCTTCGAGGCACTGGCTGCTGCCAATGGCCATGAGCTTGGCCCTGTCATCAGCGACCGTCCTGACGGCTTTGGCAAGGAAGCCACCTACAAGTTGAAGGTGGGTCCCAAGGGCCTGGTACCCGTGAGCCGTGCCTACACAGACCAGTGCGGCATGAAGCCTGGCACCTACGTCACTGTGATCATTGAGGATGGCAGCATCATCCTTGAACCGGAACAGCCTGCACCTGCAGTGTGCACACCCCCCATTGCACAGCTGGCAAGCGTTGCCTAGTGTCAACAAGCGAAGAGACTCGTGGGGGCTTCGGCCCCTTTTTTATTGGATGACCATGGCCGACCTCCAATTCACGCCTGAACGCTGGCGCCAGGTACTCGACGCCTGGAAGGGCGAACCCCAACAGGTGGCTGGCATGGAGGAGTTACGGCAAGCGATTTGTCAGGCAGACCCTGGGCTGTTGACTGAGAGCGCATCGTGGTTGGCCAACTTCCACAAGGCCCAGCCTG